AACTACTGATGAGTAAAGTACCTTACACTGTCAATGTGGATGAATACATTTGCAGCAATCTTGAGCAAATCCGGGGTATGCTTAAAAGCTACGATTTTTCTGGTCTTGCCGCCGCTGTCGAACGTATTCAATACCACGCCACTAAGATGGAAAACGCCCTCTACACTTATGAGGATGTTAAATACAATATTGCGGATAGGGTAGACAAAGAAGACTTGTCTGACAAAGAATTCCGAGAATATGTCCGAGGTCGTGTCAAGAAATGGAAAGATAATGACTAAGACAGTAATCGTATGGACATGCGCCCATGCACATCCAGATGTAAGCAATGAACGCTTCACTTGGTTGGGTGACTTGATCGAAGACGTAAAGCCTGACTACTGTGTTGACCTTGGTGATGGTGCTGACATGCAGTCCCTTAACACCTACGATACACGCTACCCACAGGCTATTGTGGCACAGTCCTACCAGAAGGACGTAGAGGCTTACAATGAGGCTCAGGATCGTATCTGGGGTCGCTACAAGGTCAGTAAGAAGAAGCGCCCTTATCGGATTGGGTTTGAGGGCAACCACGAAAACAGGATCAAGAAGGCTATCAACCATGATCCACGACTAGAGGGGAGTAGATATGGAATCTCATTTTCCCATCTTCAAACAGACTACTGGTTCGATGAATACCACGGATACAGAAACTCAGGCCCTTCACTTGCTGAGTACGACGGTGTTCTATATGGCCACTACGTTAGTAGCGGTAACTTTGGTTCAGCTATGTCTACTAAGCATCATGGCTACAGCCTTGTCGAAAAGCTGGCTCATAGTTGCACTGTTGGTCATAGCCACAAGTTCCATTATTATCGGAAGGCGGATGCTCGTCCTACTCCGCTTAATGGTCTTGTTGCAGGATGCTTCAAAGGGTCTGAGGAAAAGTGGGCAGGACAAGCCAATGCAGAATGGTCCAAAGGAGTAGTGATTAAACGCTATGTCGAGAATGGTGACTACGACCTGCAATGGGTTTCTCTAAAGGCTCTGGAAAAAGAATATGGTCAACGAAGTTAAAATCTTAGGGTACAGAGTCTATGTGGTGGACAAAGACTATCTGTACTACGACACAGAAGAAACGGCTATCGCGGCAGCTAAGATGTTTGCTACAGAAAGTCGAAAGACTAAAGCAACAGTGGTCATGGAAGTAGAGGTTTGGAACAGTGGGCAAACGTGACAACGACAAGTTCGAGAGGAAGGGTCGTGACTTTTATGCAACAATCGACCCTGCTGCTGTAAATGCTCTCGTAGAACATCTGCCTCTACCCACAGCCTTCATCGAACCTTGTGCTGGTGCTGGTGATCTAGTCAACGAACTGTGCAGGCATCATGGTGTAGTCTGTGTGGGCGCTATGGATATTGAACCACAGGCAAAGACTGTAGAGCAACGAAACTGTCTTGCCCTTAGTTGGGTTGGACCAGAAGTAACTCACTTCATCACTAACCCACCCTTTACATGGGACATGCTAAAGCCTATTCTAGACCATCTACCTACCCTAGCACCTACTTGGTTGTTGTTGCCTGCGGACTATATGCACAATGTTCGTATGGGTCCATACATGGCTAAGTGCGCTAAGGTGGTCAGTGTAGGTCGGATGTACTGGGAGACTAATAAGAAGAAGGGTGTAGATAACTATGCGTGGTATCTCTTCACCAATAACGAGACTGAGACAACATTCTATGGAAGAAAATCGTGAGTAAAGAACAAATCTTGAAACTCATCGAAGATCGTGGGTTTGTGACTATCCTAAAGGACCATGACCTTACTTTGTGGAAGGTACTTGAAATCCTAGACGATCTTGGTTACATCTTCTTAGAGAGGTATGAGGACGACTACTGATGGCTAAATGGTCTGTATATGATGAAGAGGAAGACATGATTAACGAAACGGATATTGACGCCTTTGCTCGAACCAGTGACTTTGATTGGTTTCAGAGTGAGTGTCAGAAAACCGCAATCTACCCTAAGCAACAAGGTCTAGCCTATACTGCTTTGGGCCTAGCCTCTGAGGCAGGGGAATATGCAGGCAAGATCAAGAAGGGTATCCGTGATGGTTCCTTTGATGATGTAGGTGCTTCTGCTGAACTTGGTGATGTGTTGTGGTATGTTGCTATGGCTGCACACGAACTAGGTTATACGATGGACGAGATTGTTCATGGTGTTGTCAATAAACTCCGTGACCGCCAGAAACGAGACGTAATCAAAGGAAGTGGGGATAACCGCTAATGAATAAGTTTTACTTCAGCTTTTCCCTACTACACGACCAGTACATAATCTTTGAACAAGAAGAAACTGGTGACCATCCCCATTTCTGGGTTTTAACTCACAATGACGCTAAGAAAGCTGTAACGCTGCTAAATAACCTGTATGAGAAAGCGCAAGAAAAATGAGTAACTACCTGCCAACCGACTACCAGTCCTTCATTCACACATCACGCTATGCTCGTTGGTTGGATAAAGAGAACCGCCGTGAGAACTGGGGTGAGACTGTCTCCCGCTACATGACCAATGTGGTCGTTCCTAAGACCCGCGACGAGATTGTCCTTGATGATCTGGAAGAGGCTATCCTCAACCTTGATGTGATGCCTTCTATGCGGGCTGTAATGACTGCTGGCCCTGCCTTGGAGCGTGACAACACGGCTGGCTATAACTGTTCCTATCTGCCTGTGGATGATCCTAAGTCCTTTGACGAGGCTATGTTCATCCTTCTGTGTGGCACTGGTGTTGGCTTTTCTGTGGAACGTCAGTACATCAGCAAGCTGCCAGAGGTTCCTGAACAGTTGTTCGGTTCTGAGGATGTGATCGTTGTTCACGACAGCAAAGAGGGCTGGGCTAAGGCTCTGCGTAAGCTGATTGCTATGCTCTATGCAGGGGAAATCCCCAAGTGGGATGTGTCTAAGGTTCGTCCTGCTGGTGCTAAACTCAAGACCTTTGGTGGTCGTGCATCTGGCCCTGCCCCTCTGGTGGAACTGTTCCAGTACACGATTGAGAAGTTCAAGGGTGCTGCTGGTCGTAAGCTGTCTTCGATTGAGTGCCACGACATCATGTGTAAGATTGGTGAAGTTGTTGTGGTTGGCGGTGTTCGTCGCTCTGCAATGATTTCTCTGTCGAACCTGTCTGATGATCGTATGCGTCATGCTAAGTCAGGTATGTGGTGGGAAGGCAATGCTCAACGTGCCTTGGCTAACAACAGCGTTGCCTATACTGAGAAGCCTGACATGGAAACCTTCATGCGTGAATGGCTCTCTCTGGTGGAAAGCAAGTCTGGTGAGCGTGGTATCTTCTCCCGTCAAGCCTCTAAGAAACAAGCTGCAAAGAATGGACGACGAAATGATTCTTGGGACTTTGGAACTAACCCATGCTCTGAGATCATCCTTAGACCCTACCAGTTTTGCAACCTTACAGAAGTGGTGGTACGAGCGACAGACACACTCGAAGACCTCGAACGGAAAGTCCGTCTTGCCACTATTTTGGGTACTATCCAAAGCACGTACACACACTTTCCATATCTGCGGAAAATCTGGCAGCGGAATACTGAGGAAGAAAGACTGCTAGGCGTGTCGTTGACTGGGATCATGGACCATCCTTTCCTCAATGGCACTGGTTGGAAAGACCCCTTCTGGGCTGGTAGAGATTTCTGGGGGGAAGGTAACTGGGGAGAACTTAACCTTCCTAACATCTTGGAGCATCTCAAGAATGTCGCTGTTGCTACTAATGCTGAGTGGGCTGAGCGCCTATCTATTCCTGTGTCTGCTGCTATTACTTGCGTCAAGCCGAGTGGAACAGTTTCGCAACTTGTGGATAGTGCTTCTGGCATCCACGCTCGCCACAGTGCTTATTACATTCGTACTGTTAGGGGTGATAACAAAGACCCTCTGACGCAGTTCATGAAGGATCAGGGTATTCCTAGTGAGCCTTGTGTGATTAAGCCTGAGACTACCACTGTCTTTAGCTTCCCACAGAAGTCTCCCGAAGGTGCTATTACCCGTAACGACATGACTGCTATCGAACAGTTGGAGTTGTGGTTGGTCTATCAGCGTCACTGGTGTGAGCATAAGCCTTCCGTTACGGTGACTGTTCGTGACAATGAATGGATGGAAGTTGGTGCTTGGGTCTACAAGTACTTCGATGAAGTATCTGGTGTGTCGTTCTTGCCGCACTCTGACCACAGCTACCAACAGGCACCCTATCAGGAAGTTAATCAACGGGAGTACGAAGACTTGCTTGCTATCATGCCACCAAAGATTGACTGGGCTAAATTGAGTGAGTATGAGACTGAGGATACTTCCAAAGGTTCACAGACTTTTGCTTGTGTTGGAAACTGTGAAGTGGTCGATCTAACTTGAAGAAAGACCTAACAGGTAAAACTTTTGGGGGCCTCTACGTGATAGGGGTCTCCGAAGTTTCTAGGAACGGACATTATAGGTACTTTGTGAGGTGTTCTTGTGGTGTTGAGAAAACTGTGCTTGGTACTCACCTTTTGCAAGGCAACACAAAGACTTGTGGTAAATGTGTAGAACGAAGGAAACCTAGAAACTGGACAGGTTGTGGGAGTGTTAGTGGAACATACTTTGCTCAGATTAAATCTAGTGCAGCGGGTTCTAGAGGAAGAAAACCCCTAGAGTTTGCGGTCACTATAGAGTATGTCGCTGATCTGCTTGACAACAAACAAAAAGGTCTATGCGCTTTAAGCGGGTTGCCAATAAGCATACGAGATAAAACTGCTTCCCTTGACAGGGTGGACAGTGAAAAAGGTTACTTAGAAGGTAACGTGCAATGGCTACACAAGGATGTGAACATGATGAAACGGCATTATAACCAAGACTACTTCATCCACCTCTGTAAGAAGATTGGTGGCTCATGTGAAATCGTGGACCTGACCTGATGCTCTTTGATCTTGTACAGATTGCAGTCCTGTTCGTTCTAACCTATCTAACCTATAAGCAGGGGGACAGGATTGACGATCTGGAAACGATGGTGGGCTACATCCTTGGAAACCTTGCCAGTAAAGAGGGAGAAGAAGATGTTCTACATGATAACGAAGGATAACTGCCTTTGGTGTGATCTTGCCAAAGAACTCCTACAACAACGGAAGGCTCCTTTTGGGGCTTTCCACTACAACGAACATCCTATGATCGTCAAACTCATGTTCAAGGCTGGGATTAAATCTGTCCCACAAATATGGTATGAGGGTGAATACATTGGTGGTTATGAAAATCTTGTAGAATGGTTGAAGAACAATGATGCTTGAAAAGCCCAAAGGCAAACGACAGTCCCGTTACAAAGGTGCTGAACAAGAAGGTGCAATGCGTACCGTCTCTATCAAGCCTCTTAACGACAACCAAGACACCTATCTGAAACGTCTAAAGGATTCAGATCAGATCATTGTTTGTGGTTTCTCAGGGACTGGTAAGACGTTCATTGCAGCCACCTATGCAGCGAACATGTATGCCAACCGTGAGATTGACAAGATCATCCTGACACGTCCTAATGTGTCTGTGGGTAAAGACTTGGGCTACTTCCCCGGCACACTAGAGGAGAAGTTTGCACCTTGGGCTGCACCTGTCCTTGATGTTCTGAATGAACAACTAGGGAAGGGGACTGTAGAGACTGGCATCAAGAGTGGCAATATTGAAATGGCACCTCTATCTACTATGCGGGGTAGGTCATTCAAGAACGCCTTTATCATCTTGGATGAAGCGCAGAACACTTCTGTTGCAGAGATCAAGATGTTCTTGACACGGATTGGTAAGGACTGTAAGGTCGTAATCAATGGTGACGTAAAGCAGTCAGACATTGGTGGTCAATCTGGGTTGTCTAAGGTTATCCACCTTGCTAAGAAACACAATCTACCTGTACCAGTTATTGAGTTTGGTGTGGACGACATTGTTCGCTCTGACATCTGTAAGGACTGGATCATTGCCTTTGAAGCGGAGCATATTCAGGCCCTCGGCGCTCCGCTCCGCGCCAGACTCTCTGAGTTGGTCGAGGGTGTAGACCTCGATCTGGATGCGGCCTTGTCGCCTGACGATGAATAACCTAGATTACTACACTCCTATGCAAATCGTGAATGACTACCACAAAGAGAAATGGGAAAAGATGGAAAAAGAGGTGTTAACAAAGAGTGATGGTGGACCCACGAGTTACTATGATATGCCTTTCTCTGAGTGGGAAACCACAAATGATATGATGGAGCATCTAGCAGAACATAAGTGGGGAAAATATGGGATACATCTGAAAGACATCTTTAAAGGCTTATGTCGTTGGGGTGATAAGAGCGGTACTACAACTCTTTATGACACGAAAAAAATCGTGTACTATGGTTGTCGTGTTCTTAGGATGATGGTGGGTAAAGAAGGGGTAAGATACTACCTTCTAGAACTCCTTGAGGATAAGCAGTTCAAATGACCAAAACTTGTACATCTTGTCTGAGAACCTTTGATAAGTCTTACTTCCACAAGAACAAGACCACAAAAGATGGCAAATGCTATCAGTGCAAAGAGTGTAACTCTAAAAAATCTCGCAAATGGAAGGTTGAGAACAAAGAGAAGGCAAAAGACTCTGATTACAAGCGAAAGTATGGTATCAGTTATGCTGAGTATGGGTACATGCTTTCTCAACAAAAGGGTGGCTGCGCCATTTGTGAAGTGTCTTTTAGCGAGGCTCAAAGGGGTGTCTTGTTTGTAGATCATTGCCACAAGACTGGTAACGTCAGAGGGTTGCTCTGTCAAAACTGCAATACCGCAATTGGCTTGTTGCAAGACAGTCCACTGTTTTGTACTAAAGCCGCTGAATACTTACTCAGGGACACACAATCGTGAAAAAGGAACACTAGAATGTACACACTCTTCTTCCTAGTCTGTAACACACTATCTGGTGAGTGTTATGCAACCACATCAGAGGTGATCTACAAGACGGAGCAACAGTGTCAAGAGGATGCCTTAAGGATCATTGACAACGTGAAAGAAGGCCAAGCTAAAGGGCTTTATCCACCAGAAGAAGCCCTCTATGTCTGCCACAACTGGGGTGATCCAACATGATCGAATCCCTGATCTTCCTAGCAGTCGTTGTACTTGTCGTCTGGTACTGCAACGAAGCCGATTAGAAATGAAAAAACCCCCGTTCAGGATTGATTTCCTGAGCGGGGGTTCCTTTTAGGACCAGTCTTGATTTAGATATGTCTTGAGCCTGTGACAGTTGGCACAAAGAGTTCTCAAATTGTCTTTAGAGTTGTTGTTGTGGTCCCCATCAATATGGTCAACATCTAATTGGCAAGAGTGTAAAGGTAAGAAGCCACAGTTTTCACAATAGCCTTTTTTGTGTTTGATATAGGGCCTTTTTCTTAGATCAGAATCTTTACGTTTTCTAGCTTTTGTGTTTGGGCCTGCATACAATTTATTGTCGCAATATCTGCAAAGAGCCTTAAACGTCCCTTTAGAAGTCTTGCGCTGTTTATTCTTGTTGCAGACAACACAAACCCCTTGCACGTCTGTGGGTTCAGGCTTTCTATGTTTCCAAGCACCCATATCAAATCCTATGCAGAGAGGGGGGTTTCTTTATGGAATAAGGTAATTTGTGTGGTTAAGAGTGACTATCGGGGTCGCGTTTATACAATTCGATAATGTCCCGCTTCACCTCTTTGAGATCAGTCTTAATCTCATTCATTATCTCACGGTCTTCTTGACGACGAACATCACGAGAACGTATTTCAGCCTGCATCAAAGCAATCTGTTTCTCGTTTGTCAAGACCCTACGGATTAGCCAAGTAATACCAGAGAAGATAGCTGCCACGGCACTTCCTATGATGTACTCTAGATAATTCATTTCTTAAATAGCCCTCGTATCCATCTTGCGATTTCGTTGGGGGATGGTAGTAACCACCCAAGGATCAGAAGGACTAGTATCCACATCGGGGTTTGCTGGATATTCACTTCTTCGATATTTTCTGCTTCTACAGGACTAGTCTTCTGGATAATGTCCCGACCAGCCTCTGTTTTTTGTTGTACAGCTACAGCCTGTTGTGTGTTCTCTTTACCAGCTTGCACATTGGCTGCGACATTAGGCCCACCACCCGTTAAGAGGCTCAAGGGACCACCACCGCAACCAGATAAGGCTAGGAGAGCCACCAAGAGCAAGACACGCATATCACAGCCCCTTCTTACAGAGTGTGACTTTGCTGTCAGCCCTACGGTTCTCTAGACCTTTCACAGTCCTACCACCAGCCTTAACCCATTTACCTAGTTCATCACAGGCTTCTTTGAACTTACCTTGATTGGCTAGACGCATCATTGTTGATTTGCAGACAGCCCCAGTACCAGCGTTGTAGGCCAGTTCTAGCATAGAGGCTTGTACACCCACAGGGATGTTAGGGTTAGTCATACAAGGCTCTAGTTTAGCGTAGAACTCTGCCACACCCTTTTCAAGCATGGCAAAGCACTGTTCTTTGGTGTAGGCATCACCCATCTTAACACCACGAGTTTCCCCGTAGCAGACAGTAGGGATACCCACAATGTCCTTATAGGCTTTAGTCTCTAGCCCTTCCCATTTAGCAATGAAAGGGGTTGCTGACACGATAACAGCGGCTGCAACTGCACCAGTGACCTTTTTCCTCAAAGACATTGTGGTAATCCTTCAATTAGACAGGTTTAGTGGGCCAGACTACATTGTGTGGGAAACCTTCCTGAGAAGTGATGTCCCGAAGAGCCTGACGATACTCAGCCCAAGCAGTTTGATCTACAGGAGCATCAAGCACTTGTGTCCAATCAGAAGCAACAAGAAGGCTGTTCCGTTCATTACGGATTTGTTCAGCCTTAGATGCCGTGACTTGGGCAACCTCTTCCTCAGACATATCCCTGACCACAAACACTTGGGTCCAGCGTCCAGCTTCTTGATCGAATACTGGTGTACCTTCTTCAAGCACCTGAAACTCAGTTACTTCTGGCGGTGTGGAAAAGAATACACGGAACACCTTAAAAGTCTGCAATGTTTCATCACTGACATTCTTGGGGAAACTTGTGTTGGGGTTGTCTTTCCGAAGTTGGCCGATTGAGTAAGGGTAAATCTCGACCATACCGTTGTTAATAAGAGCGTGCATGTGTTATCCCACTTGTGCTTTCAGAACAGAGAGCATAATCTTTGCCTTCTTCTGTTCGAGGATTTCAGAAGCCAACAGGTTGCGAAGTTGCTCAGAGAAATCTTTCAACTCTAGTTGCTCAGAGGGAGACAATTTATCAATCTCTTGGAGAGCAATACTGTAGTTGTCGATATTGATCTGGTAGTGCATAATCTCTTGTTCACGGCCATCAAGGGCAGCTTTCAAGATGTCTTCGCGGGTCATAGTCGGGGTATCAGTCATCGGGATTTCTTTCTGTTTGTTGTGTTGAAGTTAAGAGACGATTTGTGTAAAGGCTACACTGTAAGCATCTCCTGTAGGAAGAATAGCAGGATTAGTGTACTTAGTTCCAAACCCACTTGTACTCCAAGGGTATGCCGTGATGAAGGGTGTAGTTACATGAGCAACAGCAATAGCATCACCAGGGGGACTAAAGGCTACGCCAATCCCCGTACTGGCAGGCAGTGTAGCAGGATTAGCATACTTAGTACCAAAACCACTAGTAGACCAAGGACAGACTGTTACGAATGGTGTAGTTAGATGAGCAACAGCAATAGCATCACCAGAGGGACTAAAGGCTACGCCAAAACCCCTTCCAGTAGGAAGAGTGGCTGGATTAGCAAACTTAGTACCAAAACCACTGCCATTCCAAGGATAGACTGTAATGTTAGGTGAAGTGTCGTGACTAACAGCAATAGCATCACCAGAGGGACTAAAGGCTACACCATATCCCGTACTGGCAGGTAGTGTACTAGGGTTGGCGTATTTAGTGCCAAAACCTGTGGTGCTGTTAAAGGGATAAGCCGTAATAAAAGGTGTTGTATCGTGAGCAACAGCAATAGCATCACCAGAGGGACTAAAGGCTATGTCAAGACCTGCCCCCGTAGGAAGTGTAACAGGATTAGCAAACTTAGTACCAAAACCACTGCCATTCCAAGGATAGACTGTAACGCGAGGCGAATCAGAGTGTGCAACAGCGACAGCATTTCCATTGGGACTAAAGGCTACACCATCTCCCTGAATATTTGGTAAAGTGCTGGGATTAGCATATTTAGTGCCAAAACCAGTGGAGGACCAAGGGTATGTTGTGACATAAGGCGAGGTAGCATGACCTACAGCAATAGCATTTCCAGATGGGCTAAAGGCTACACCTCTGCCACCTCCTGTAGGAAGAATAGCAGGATTAGTGTACTTAGTTCCAAAACCGCTACTACTCCAAGGATATGCTGTTACAAATGGTGTAGTGTTGTGAGCAACAGCCACAAACTCTTGATAACGGGGATCACCAACAGTTGACCAAGCTAGTCCCGAAGATTCTCCACCTTCTGCATATAAAGAATCAGAGTATTTAGTACCAAACCCTGTGGGAGTCCAACGGTAGGCTTGAACATTTGGGTTTGCATTAAGCCCCACTGCAAGAACTGCATCATCAGGGCTAAAAGCAACAGCTTTACTGGGGCCAGCAGGAAGAGTACTGGGGTTAGCATATTTAGTACCAAAACCTGTTGAACTGTTCCAAGGGTAGGCTAGAATATAGGGAGAGGTATCGCTTGCAACAGCAACAACATCCCCGATAGAGTTAAAATCAACACTATTGCTTTGTCCACTGGGAAGAGTACTGGGGTTAGCATATTTAGTACCAAAACCAGTAGAACTGTTCCAAGGGTATGCTGTTACAAATGGGCTAGTACTGTGACTAATAATTACAGCATTTTCATTAGGGCTAAAAGCCACACCTCTACCAATACCAGCAGGAAGAGTGGCAGGATTAGCATACTTAGTGCCAAAACCTGTAGAACTGTTAAAGGGGTATGCTGTTATAAAAGGTGATATAGCATGTGCTACAGCTATAGCATTACCAGAGGGGCTAAAAGCCACTCCAATCCCCTCCCCAGCAGGAAGAGTGGCAGGATTAGCGTATTTAGTACCAAAACCTGTTGAACTGTTCCAAGGGTAGGCTAGAATATAGGGAGTACCTGACTGTCCAACTGCAACAGCATTACCATTGGGGTTAAAAGCTACGCCATAAGTAAAAGAGGATGGCGCAGAAGATGGGTCAGTATATTTGGAACCAAAACCTGTCGAAGACCAGCCATAGGCACTAAATTTTGGCGACCCACTCGTGTGGGCTATAGCAATAGCATCATTATTAGGGCTAAAAGCCACCCCCCAACCGCTATTTCCTGGCAAAGTTGTGGGACTAGAGTAGACTCCCCTAAAACCATTGTCCCCCCAAGAATGAACACGAACTGAAAAACTTTGAGAAACAGCCAATGCTTTAGGTTTACTGGGTCCACTCGCTGCGCTGAGTGCTTTATTACTAAGCATTATGCGTCTCCTACACGAGCGCCGTAAAGAGTTGTTCCAACTTTCCAAAGAACTACAACAGTAAATCCTGTGGTATTCAAAGTCGGGGCGACACCACCATTAGTCTTCCAAGTCACAGAGGGCCAAGTGATCGTAGCGGCAGAACCATCATCAATCATCAAGGTCATTGCTTCACCAGCCACAAAAGCGTCTGTGGGAGTAGAAGCGCCACTCAGTGTCCAAGTCTGCACAGTTCCGTTGTTAGGATTTAAAGCAGGGGTAGCGCCAGACAGAGCATAGACAGTCTCAACAATGGCATTAGCGAACTTCACATCGCCATTGGCATCAGCAGTCACAACCTTAGAGGCTTGAGTGGTGCCAAGGGTAGTAACGTCGTTGTAGTTTAGTTCAGCCGCACTGGCAGTAACACCAAAATCAGTGAGTGTCTTAAAACCAGAAATGTTTTCCCAGTTCGTAGTGTCCAAAGAAGGGTCTGTGGTTACACCAGAATGGTTCGTCTTGGCACGATAGGTCGAATAAGTAATAGGGGAGAACCTGACGTTGCCGATAGTGTAGGAAGCGCCAGATACCCACACAGAAGCCACCTGAGAGGCAGCAGCAGCACTGGCAGCAGCACTGGTAGCACTAGCCGCAGCAGCAATAGCATCAGCATCTACAGCGGCACCTACACCATCAATGTACGTCCCAGCAGCATTAACCTGAGACTGGAACGTAGGCAAGGCACCAAGGAAAGCATCAGCCTCAGTAGCAAAGTTTGCAGGGTCTTGACGAGAGGGCGGGGATGGGAGTGTAGAAATCGGGGGGTAAGCCATATTAGGTTAATCCTTCTACTTCAATGGCACCAAGCGAGTAAGATGGTGTTTCTAGGGTCAAGTCAAATCTACGATAGAAACCGTAGACCACTGTGCCGTAAGACGTATCTTCTGAACCAATGTACACAATTGGTGTAGCACGGTATTGGGCCAATGTAGACTGAATTTTTCTTGAGTTTTGTGTTGGGTAGCTTACGTTGTAGTCAACCAACTGTGCGAAAGCACGTTCAACCACAATGAAGTTACCAAAGGCATCTGTCTCTTTACGAGAGAAATCTTCGATACTAATTGAAGTACCATAGGTGGTCAAACCAATATCAGAGAGGAAGCCAAAGACAATCTGACCAATCTCTGCATTTTGACCAGTGGAGTTAGTCACTGTAATCTCAACATCCGAACCAAGATAGGGAGGGATGTTAAGGAAGAGGGCTTCTTCAAGCTGGACTTGCTCTTCAAAGAAGTAAGTGTACCAATCAACAATGTTTCTGTTGTCCAGAAGACTGACAGTCTCGTTGAAGACCTCACCAGCAGTGGTGTCCGTAACAGTGACGTTAGCAGAAATGCCTTGCAACCCAAAGAGAGCCACAGCAGTCACATTGGAAGCGGGATCACTCAGTACATATTCAATGCTGTTAAGTTGAACAACAGGATCACCAATCTTCTTGTCGAAGGCTTTCCAGCGATTAGTAGCACCAATCTCTAGCCACTTCGTACCATTATCAGTCACAGGGTTGTTGTTAAGGTTACTGTTAATCAGACTTTCGTAGACTTTGTGAACACTTACAACAATAACCCTGTTCCCAACGGAGTATGTGGTCCCCGAAGACCACGCAGCATAATCATTTTCGGGGACCGTAGAACTAACAAGGATACTGTCTGTCACAGTTACAGGTTTAATAAGTTTCATTCATTAGACCCTTTCAGGAGGAAGACCGTCTGTATCCCATTTACGTTCAATATCATACACACGCTTAACATTCTTAGAGATTTCAACTTGGATTTGCAGTTGCTCAGAACGCATACCCGAAACCTCTCTACGAAGGCTATCCACAGATGCTGCAAGTTCAGGGTCACGGAACATATTAGCCGTGTCCCTGTTGCTATAGATGCGCGAAGGACCAGTCACTTCAAGTTCAGGACCGTTCTCGCCAACAAGGCGCATACCACCAGAATGTACACCACCATAAGCAAAGGCTGGAACACTTTCAGTAGACGCAGCATTGGCCTCTGCAAGCAGGTTATTAAGAATGTTTTGAACGGAAGTCTGTGCAGCAATTGCATTTGTCAATTCAAGCACTGCATCCGCAACACTCATAAAGGTTTCAGTCAACTGCGGGAATTGTGCAATCAACTCTTCATGCTGTTTCTGAACTTGCTCATAAGTAGCTTGAGCCGCCAGATACTCTTCAAGAGCCTTTTCAACTGTTAGAGTTTCCTCATTGACAGTCAGAAGGCTTTCTAGGCTCTGAATTTGACGTTCAGCTTGCGCCCTAGCTTGTTCAATCCCCGTTTCCAACAAAGTGACTGCACGTTCATCAGCAGTCATAGTTATCTTTGCAAGATCACGGCTTTGCTGGATAGCGTTTGTGGTTTTAGCAAAGTCTCTTGCGTAGTCTTGGAAGGAACTAAATAGTTGTTCACTAGGTTCACTCAGAACACTCAAAGCACTCGTGAGTTTGTCAATATCAGTTCCACCACCAGACACATAAGACAATGCAGCCTGACGAGTAGCAAACTCACCACCAGAAGGAACCAGCGACCGACTTCTCAGAGCATCATCAAGTGCCTCGAAGATTTGCCTAGAAGCATCAGCTTTACGACCAGCAGCATCCAAACCTCTTTCAAGACTTTCAACAACACGCTCCATAGAACTGCGGATAGAGTTGGCACGTTTCTGGATAGCTTTGTCCAGAGCGTCCCTAGCAGTTCCAACAGCCCCAGAGGCGGCAGATAGTTGCCTATCCATTGCATCACGAAGATTGGAAGTAGCATTTGCAGTTCTCGAAGCAGCCGCATTGAAATCTTCGGCAGCAAAAGTAAGTCTCAACAAAGCCCTATTAGTCTCGTCAACAGCAGCAAGCTCTTTCTCACGCTGTGCTGCAAGGGCTTCTGTAGCTTTACTTTGAAGTTCAAGCAACTTGATTTCAATAGCAGAACGCTCTTGGGTAATTGCAAGAGCCTTTCTAGCAGCCTCTTCGGCAATGCGGGCAGCTTCCTCAGCGGCGGCTTGGGCCTGACGTTCAATCTCACGAGTTTGTTCAGCAATTCGATTGGCTTCTTCTTGAGCCTGAACTTGCAACAAAAGTTCTTTGTTGACATCTTGAACAGCCGCCAGTTCCAATTCACGCTGTCGAGTAAGGAGTTCCTCTTCTTTACCCTGTGCTTGAAGCAACCTTGTGGTAAGGTCATAACGCTCTTGAGCCGCCAACAGAAGTTCGTTCATCGAAGTGAACTGTCCAGACAGAGCCGTGAAGGCATCCCCCATCTTGACGATTTCTTCGTTGACCTTCTGGATTTTCTGTTCTTCGGTCAGACCTTTCAAAGAGATTTCAAGATCGTAGACAAAGTTCTCAAAAGCATCCGAAGAGATACCAAACATTTCAGCAGCTTTAAGGACTTGCGTTTGAATGTCTTGAACAGCTTTGACAATCGGATCAGAAATCTCAGCAGACGCTGCACTTTCTGTTGTGGTAACTTTCTTGGACAAACCGAAGAAGCGTGTGGTCTGGATCGTCTGGAAACTCTTAACAAGAGCATCCATGTTGGTCACTGTGACACGAAGTCCAGCATCAAGTTCTTTAGTCTTCTTCTTGAAGAGGCTGAAAATGCCTGCAACAGCAAGAAGAGGTGCAGCGATAGCACCAGCAGCCATTGCAAAACTGCCACTACCCAAAGCCCCACCAATAGCACCACCTGCACCAGCAAGACCGCCAGAAGCAAGTCCACCGACCACATTACCAAAACCACCAAGGAAGCCAGTACCACCAGCAAGTCCTGCCATACCAGCCCCACCACCAAAGCTACCAAGCATACCGCCAGCAGAGCCGATACCAGCGATTTGACCCGCAGCAGCCATACCGGGAGTTAGGCCACCAATACCAAGAGACAGCATGATACGGTTCTTGACTGCCATAGCAATCATCTGAGCGATCATGTTCTTGAAAGAACTAAGGATAGATTTAACGAACCCTTTGAAGTCACTCAAACCACGAGCAACAAAGTCTCCGAAGGCATCAGAGATACTGCCCACAGCACTGACTAGAGGTGCTTCAAGTTGTTTTTGAAGGTCTTTTGCAGCTTTTTCAGCATCAGAGATACTCTTTGCTGCGCCAGAGGCAGCTTTCGCAATTGCCACAAAAGGTTTAGCACCCTCGTTATAAGACTTGGAACCACCTGCCATGAAATCTCTAGGATCACCGCCGCGACCACTATAAGTTTCACTGGCCCGCATGTTCCTAATGCTGATGGCATCAGAGAGGGCAATCCCCATATTAGCGGCGAGAACAGCAGCTTCCCTTGCAGCGGCAGAGACACCGCTCGAAAGATCAACCCCTGCAAACCTCAAGGCATCTACAGCAGCTTGAGACATACCAGATTCAATCAAAGCAACTTGTTCAGCAGTCTGATTAGCTTCCATACGACTTGCTGCATAAGCCTGATGTGCGTTGATTGTTGCAGCCTCTAGGTCTTTGGCAGCTTGCAATTCCCGCATCTTTTCGTCTGCAAGACGTGCCTGAGTTCCAGCCGCAGCGGACAAATGCCCATTAAGCATCTGTTGGGCTTCCCCTTGTGCCTCTAGTTTGGCAAGAGCCTCTTCTAGTTTAGCTAGGTTCTCTTCTTCTAAGGCCAACTCTTCTTTTTTACCAGATAGAGCAAGATTAATGTATGCTGCGCCACTACCCACCCTGAGAGAAACTAGTTCAGTTTCAATATCAAGAATTTTTTGCTGAGAGTCTGTTACTTGCTTACGAAGATTTACCTCTTCTTGCAAAGCAGTTGCAGCAGCGGTAGACCCCACCCCAAACTTTGCCTTAAGAAAAGCAACCTGATTTGCTTCTATCTCAGAAGTTAAGTTTTTAAGTGCTTCCGCATAGGTATTTACCCCTTCTGAGCCAGAGTTTGCGTTTTCCCCCGTTCTCATAAAAGCTGCGCCGATAGCAGTTACAATCGGAATAACAATACCAAGAACAGAACTGACAGCAATAAGAGAACTGACCGATACGCCGAGTTGTTTAGCAAAAGCTGGAAGGATACCTACCAACTGAGTTGCCTGTTGCCCAAAAGCCACAAAAGCATTAGTCCCAGATTGGATTTGGACAAAGAAGTCACCAACCTGATAACCCAATTGCTGCGTAGCCATCCCCATTTCACCCATACCACGACGAGTGTTGGCTATAGCAGATTCAAATTTCCTAACTTGTTGAGAAGTCTGTTGCAACTGTGTGACAGAAAACCTTTGAAAAGCTACAGAAGTATCGTCTGTGCTTTTCTTTAGCATAGCCATGATGTCGCGGGTTCGCTTAAAGTCTGCCATAACTTTTTGAGTGGCAGCGGAAACTCTAGCCTCTTCCTTGGCAACATTGCTAAGATCAGTCGCAAGTTCTTTGATGATGGGTTGACCCCTAACGTCAACAAGGATGCCAATAGTACCAAGATCGTTAGACATTCTCTTCACCCATCGCTCTAATATAAATATTGTCTAGGTCTTTGATAACACCTATTTCCCAAGGCGTTAGTTCAATACCCATCATACGACACCAAAAGTAGATTGTGTCATAGGAAATTGGATTTGGGCCACTCATGTTGTAGGTTCTACCGTTGTGTAGTTCCAAGAAAGCGGCCCAAATATGCAAAGCTACATCAGGGAAGGTGGGAGGTTCTTCTGTGTTCTCAACACTTTCCAATTCCTCGACACTCTTCCCTAACTGTTTAGCGACTTGCTCTAGGTGATCCCTTTCTGTTGCTTTCGAACCTTTGACTTTACGATCCATTCTAAAGGTTTTCTGAGCATAATCCAGAAGGGCTAGTCTTACTTCTCCAAAAAAGCCTGAGCGTCTCCAAGCGCAGCATCAACTTGGTCCTTGACCCAAGGCAACTGAGTAAAGACTTCTCGCACTTTGGCTTCTGTGGCTTTAGGCTTAGTGCCACCAAGAGTGATGGCCCAGTCTTCAACGCATTGTACCAGAAGTTCCATAGCCGAGTTTTCAATCTCCTCAGCAGAAAGCGTCAACTTACCACCACGTTGGGCTTTGGCAAGGCGACGATTCTGTTGTGCATGAGCAATAGCTTTGTACTTCTTGCTATAGGGGCCATGCACAGTAATAGTCATGTTAGACCCATCTTCATTCGTCAGCACTTCCGAGGTAACGGGGTGGTACAGAATGACTTCGGTAGTCTCTTTCGGTTTACCAATTTTCAGCAAATCCATGTCGGGTATCCTTATTTGTCGGGTAGTGTGTCGGGTTTTATTAAAGACGGGGCGAGATTTCCGCCCGACACAGATTTTCTCGCCCCTACCCCTTACGGGGATTTCTATTAAGCGGAGCGGGTCAGCTTGATGTTCGTGCCTTCGGTCGAGTCATACAGAGCCACGAAGGGCAGAGTAATCAGGCGCGACTGGGGGTTAGCCAGAGGAACCGAAGCACCGTTGTACTTGACGCGAGGGAACAGGAAGGTGTAGTCCGAGGAACCCGTAGGATCGTCCACACTAACTTGGATGGTCGATTCGGTTTCGTTCAGGAACTTGTTGATGAGCGTAGCGTCTTCGTAGTAGACGGTCATCGTACCTTCAACAACAGCGCGACCAAACTCCAACTGCGGGGTGGTCGAAGCACCAACCACAAACGTAGGGGCCAACGAGTTGGACAGCGAAAACTCAAGCGAAGTCACGATAGCAATACCCGAACCACCGTCCGAGATAACACCGCTATAGCTGTCGAAGGGAGCATTAGCAGAAGCAGCCGTAACTGGCGAAGCAGTTGCAGACGTGGACGATTGGGTCATGTTTTTACCAACCATGTCGAAGGTGCCAGTCACCATCTGGTTGGGAGCAATCGAAACACCAAGGGTCGAGACAGCCATGCCCTTGAAGAGACGATACTGGCCAATGTCAACAGCACGATCTTCCATAGAGAAGAACTTGGGGGTGGTGCCAATCTTCAAGACGTTGGTCGAGAAGGTGCTAAAGAAAGCCGATTCAAAGAGGGCGTCAAAGTCACCCTTGCGAAGATCAACTTCAATCGAACCACCAGCTTGACGGTTGCCATGACGGTCAACGCGAGGCATACGGTCAGCTTGAATTTCGTTACCTTCAACACGATCCTTGGTCAGATCAAGCGAGTGGCTGTTGATAGGCAGGTTAGCAAGCGTGGGGGTGGAAGGCGTAGTGCCGAAAGTGCTTTCAGCAATGTAAGCGAGGCTAGAGCGCGAACCCTGTGCAAAGGCCATGA